GTTGGAGTATGTTACCGCTTGATAAGGTGGTGACATCAGGAGTCACGATAAAGAATGAACTAAACGTATTAAGAAGCCCTTTGAGGTTGATATAAAGTTGGTTGGTAAGTAGAGTGATACTGACGTTGAAGCTAAAAGTAACTGATTCGGTAGTTGTGTAGGCGCGAATGGTGAAACTTATAAAGTCATCGGTAAGGCAGGTGAAAATAAGGTCGTCACCAGTTATTATTGCTGAATAATGATTGACCAATATTTCATAACTGACTGCGTTGCCAGCAATTTCAGTGACCTTTTTGTTGAGATTAACAATAACGTCAGAGCTATACCTGAACTCGGTTGAAGTGTTAAACAACAGTAAAGTAGAATCAAAAAATTTGTTGGCTAATAGGTGTGTAGCTTCTGCAAGTTCAGCTTCGCTCAATGCAACAGACCAACCAATGAAATACAGTAGTTCCCCTTTCAGTTGAGAAGAGAATCCACTAAAGCCTATTGAAGAAGCTGCATTAGTAGCCGCGATGATTGCGCCGTAGTCTATGGGTTGGCGATAATTAAAAGTATTGACCCCAACTTTGTTGACTTTTGTGTTCAACTGCGTTATACCTGTAGTTCCAAACACATCATCACTGGTTCCTGTAGTCCAAAGAACACCATTGGCAAATATATCTGGAAAGCCGTTAGCCATGAAGCGTTCACCAGTTTGTTTCTGCTTATATACCCAAATGAAGGTTTTGCAATTGACTGAAGTGCCTGAGAGTGAACGAGGATTGAGAGAACTATTGGTGATGAAGGAAGAGGTCGTACCGTTGTAAGTTATTTGGTTGACCGAATCGGCTGTGCTGGTGACGTACAGAGGCTTATCAGGTAATCGGCGTGAGTCTTCCCATTTAATTATGTTGCCAAAATTATCGGTGTAAATTCCGTAAGGTATGTCATCTACATCTTTTAACGTGGAAAGTGATACCGCTATGTTCGATTGTTGTGGTAAGTCGAGAATAAAGGGGTCTGCTATTACAGTTTCTAGTGAAAAACTAAAATAAGACACCATACTATTGCTGTTAGTGATGCTGATGCTAAAACTACCATCAAAAACTTCAGGTATATAACCTGATAAAACTGAACCTGTGAAGCTTAGTCCTAAACCACTTGGAGATATATAACTGTACGAAGTGATATCAAAAAATTCGTCAATTGCGATAGTCGCAAAGTCAAAGCTAAAGTAAGCCCCAACAAATTCTCTGAATGAAGGTTGAGATGAAATAACTACGCCATTGTAAGCAATATATATTTGAGCTAACTTAGCTTCTACTGATGCCAATATATCTAACGGGCAAGGTGATGATGATGTGATGATTGCAGCTATTTTTCCACGAACACTGAAGTTGCTAGTCCCATTTTTACCCCCAAAACCTGTAATAGTTTCATACTCGTTGCTATTGGATATGTTGGTGACACTTAAAATTCTTGAGGTGTTAAGGGGAACGAACGTTGTTGGTGCTACTGCTCGACTATTTATTCTTGATGTGGCATTGTAAATAGAGTTGCCAGCTAAAGGCTGCTCTGACCAAAGTGAAGCGCCACCAGAAGGAAAAGCATCATAAAGAAAAGGTGGGTCGCCTAGTGTTTGACGAGGGGCATATATTAGAAAGCTACCTGACTCCCTTGTAAGGTAAACGAGAATAATTGTACCTACATTGATAGGTCTGTTGAAAAATAGTTGTTGATTACCAGTATCTGAGAAGTTTATGCTTGGCTGATTATTAAACTGGCTATCGTTAGGTATTAATGTAGGTCTATTGCTTGTAGCTTGTAGATAGTTACCATCGAAAAGCAAGTTGTAAATGGTTTGGACTTGATTGTTGTCTCCAGTAGTACCTATCTTCGAGAACTCTAGATATTCTGGGTCACATAAATACAGACCATTCAAATCTGGTATTAACTTTGCAACGTCATAAACCTGACTAGTATATGAGTAACCATCAGAAAAAGAATGATTAAATGCTGCCGATAATTTCATCGAGCTTCACTTTGGTATAGGCTATGAGGAGATTAGCCACAATATTTTTTGAGTTAGGGAATTGCAAGTCCTTCCATATCTGCAAGAATAGCAACCACCCCCCGTCTTTGGTCACGTAATTCTTTATTGCATCAAGCTCTGCTTCACTTAGAGGTACAGTTGTTTTGGTCTTAGTAGCTACTAACTGAGGTAAGGGAGGAAGTACGGCACAGTCAGGACAATCACGCACTACTGACCGCCAAGCCTCGACTGCATCTTTTGTTGCTTTTGTAAGATGTTTCGCGCTACTTACCCAGTCCACACTTGCCAATACTTCTTTTCTGCGCTCTTGGCTTACACCTATTTGTTGTGGTGCAATTTCTTCAGGTGCAGGAGTAAACCCATACAAAGATAAGGTGTCGTCATCAATATAGGACGGCTCTACTACCGTACCCAATTCGTTGAGCAGCAATAATATGGCTCTAGCACGATTTATTAATTGACCTTCCTTGTTTCTGTACAGCATTGGTGGCTACAAACCTAATTTTTTCTTTATCCAGTGTACCACTTTAGTCGCCCTAGAAGTGCCTCTGTCGTATATAAGGCTGTTTACTCGCATCACTTTTTGATAAGCCGAGTTTGTAACAGAGGAACTCCAACCAACTTCCCCTCCTCTAGATACTTCACATTTTTCAGGGCTGTCGTATTGAATGAAAATAGCTCCATAAGGGTCGGTGAGAACGTCATCTTGAAGCAACATCACATACTGACCAAACATATAGCAATTAATTAAGAATCTGCGTTGCTGGATAGATATAGTTGGCAAATCTCTATTAATGTGAATAAAAGTTTTGTGAGCGCCAAGCGTTTTTAAAAATTCATAGTCATTAGAACTGAAAACGGAAATTGTATCTAAGTCTTTTGTTTTATGAAGCACAGACTCTACGCCTAATCTAGTAGCTTCTGCCAGAACCGATAATCTTTTCCAGTGATAGACTGTATTCTTTTTACCATTGTGGAATCCTGCAATAAGTACTCTGTCAGCCTTAGTGAGTTCTCGAAGCTCTACAGCGATATCATCCAGTCTTTCGAGAATCTCTAGGTCACCACCCCTGAGCAGGTCAATAGCAAACTCTACAGGCTTTGTCTTGAACAAGTTGGTAACATTTTGCACCAACAATGCCAAAAGTAGGATAGTATTTAGACTAGAACTAGGAGGAAGATGCACAGTTGTGCCGAACACCTCAAAGCTGGGGTTTTGAACTACCTCCACTTCGACTGGAGTGGTGCTATTGGTTGTTTGCAAATACATTGAGCTTTCTGTTTTTATGAAGTATGATAACTCTTAGTTTAACATCATCTCTATATACCATTAGAGTATAGGTGTTATCTACACCATTTATTTTTGGTAAGTACCCGTTTTCAAAAAGAATGTCTGCCTGAGAAGAACTTAGGCTGAGTATCCCCTCAAAGTTTATAAGGTTAAGTGTAAAAAGCTTACAATGGTCTTGATTGGTTAAGATATCTAATGCCAAAACCTTGACCCCATTGCTACACACTATATTCGATGCTGAGTATTTAATGGTGTCTATTTGAACAGTTGATACAGGGGTAGTAGCGGATATAGTTTGACATAGCGCTGGGGAGTTTAGAATACACTTACCATTAGCATTCAAATTGCCGCCAAGGACAGGTACTTTATCCCAATTGATAGTTAAAGGCAATATTCTATACGTTTCGCCAAAGCCGCCCAAATTAACAGGCAAGAAGTAAGATACAAATACCCCATAAGGCACTGTAGCAAAAGTAACATTGTCAAATCTACCTAATGCCGATGCTTCAGGTGCGTAAGTCCAAACTGCACCGTTATAGGTCAGTGCGTATTTATCAGGAGATACTGTATCAACTACATCACTTAATTGGCTAACACTATACTCTTTTCTGCCTACATTAATTACAGTGCCAAGATTTGTAACAGCAAGGTAGTCTCCAATTCCACCAATGACAGTACCTTCAATATCTTTTAGGTATATATTGGGAACAGTAGTAGTTAACTTCCCTTTCTGGAACCTGAGTATTGAACCATCACTGTAGGAATAATATTCGATAAAATCCTTGAGGTTGCGTTTGCTACTACCTACAATAACTGCACTATTCTTATATGTTTTAGTAGTAATATTCTTGGAGACAAAGCCTAGCAACAAAGTTCCCACAGGTATCAGGTTGTAGTCGGCTTCATTCTCATTGATTGTGTGTGGAAAGATAGTGGTCATTACGAGAAGATTTGATTGCCAATACTACGGTGAAAATAATTAAACGATTGCGAGTGTACTACATCTTCTAGCCCACCTAGTCTGCCAAATCTCATAGCTGGTGGTTGGTAGACTGAATCTGTGTAACGCCCCTTACCTACTGTCAAGCGTACAGAATCAATGCGCCCAATAATACTTATTTCCGCCGATGCAATGGCTAGATTAGTAACAGGAGAATCGACTACAAGACCAGACTTCTCAGTTAGTAGTTGACCATCACAATGTACCTTAATGCTCGTTCCTACTCGCGTGACAGAAAAGAATATGTAGCGACTGTTCTGATATCTGAATAGGCGATTGGCGTTATCAAATATGTAAGTGTTAGTTCCAATTGTTACTGTAAGTCTGAGATTCTGGGTACTGGTGGTTAGCTGACCAGTGTAAGTGATACTGAAGTTATCTGAAATGAAATAATTGTGCGTAATTTCTGAAGCTGATTCATAAAAAGCTGTGTTTTGATATTGAAGATAGAACTCGAAAGTAAAATCTCCTATCACGTTAATAGTTGCAGTAGGAGAGATTGTAATGGTATCAATAACATTATCAAACTCGGCTATTTTATTAGGGATTCCGAAGGTTGTAATATCTGTATCTTGTTGTGTAACTCCGAGTACTGCTATCGGGACTGACAAACTACTTTTATCTTCATACCAAAGCTTACTGCGCCATGTTTGTGTCTCAAAATCTAGTAGTAGTTTGACATATTTAAAGTAATCGTCGTATAGTTTAGGAGCCGCTAGCAATTGAGTTTGATTGTTCTCGATATCATATCTCCACGCAGGAACTCCTCCTTGACCTAATGTGGCTATATTGAGGGCTGCGGCTGTAACATAGGTAGTAAGTATACCCCCAATATTCTGAACAAGGATAGTGATAATGTCTGTTTTGCCAGAACCTGATAATCGAATAGCTCTACCGTCTTCATATTTAACGTTTGTAAGCCCACCGATAAGAATTTGCCCAGTATTTTGACGTATCTCGATTAGCATTACTGCTGCTTGATTACTTGCAGGGGAAATCTGAGGCAAAATAATACATTGAGCTTGAGTCTCTAGAGGGACTCCGTTTACAATCCAATAATCTGAAGTAGAGTAAGGAAGATTAATAGTAGGGGAGTTAGCCAGAATACTACTAACATTACTGAAAGAATTGTAAAGATAATTACCATTTGCGTTAAGGTTATTGCTTAAAGTGGGATTAGGGTCACGAATAATTTGAAGGTCTTGATTACTCCATATTGTTCCACCAGCATCAAGAGATAATATTTGATGTCGATGAGGGTCATCTTCGGTTCCTGTAGTTGGAGTCAGTTCAACGTCACTCAGCTCGTTCACTAGATTGAGGCGAGTGCGAGGTTTCCATTTGCCTGATACTAAGTCCCAATACAATACTTGATTGTTGGTCAGCCCTGTTAAATCTACGTCTGTGAGCTGAGAGAGTGCATAAGTTGGACTAGCATTAACATAAGCTTCCTTGAGAGAGTCATATCGTAAATACTGACCATCTGTAGGGTTATTTATTTCAAGGTCGCTAAGTCTATTAAGGTTACCAATCTGAGAAGCTGCTGTAAACTCATTGCCTGATTTAACAAAAAAATCGCCATCACGCGCATTAACTATATTGACATCTTGTAGTTCAGTGAACTTTTGGACACCTTTTCCAATCTCAAGTATCTTTCCAGTAAAATCCTTAGTATAAAGAATTGCTTGTTCATCTTTGAGCGCTATAACAAGTTCACCAACAGCAATTTCATGAGGTGACGGAAGCGAGTCATTATTTAAAGTATGTTTAAGGATGGTTGGCACAAGTTTGAGGCTGTAATTGTTGTTGTAAGCGCTCTAAGTACTCAAGACTGGTTAAGTCATGCTCCATAGGACTAAGGGTTCTAATTATTCCATATAAGTCACCTGCGTCTGCGTATTGATTCAGGTTGTATTTTTTCCAATCATTAGCAATCTTATACAGTAGGTCAAAATCATTTTGATATAGAAACTCTCCAGTCAAATACAAAACTTGAGACAAAAAATAAAGTTGACGTTGAACTGTAGATAAATTTAGGGCTACTACAAGGTCTTTCCAATGCAACATGAACATTTTGACCTTAGCCATAGGAAAGGAGAGAGAAACACTATACACAAGTTTGTCTGTAATGTAGTCTTTAGAACTGGATGGCATTGATATCCTCTGCGGATGGGATGGTGTCGGTGAAAATACATAGGTCGTTAGCCTCATTATAGTCTGGATTATATTTCTTAGCAAATCTGTCATTTTCCCAATATTCATCTTCAGTAAGTTTTGGATTATTGTCTCCAAACAGCATGATTACACTATTACTTGTTTGCTGACTCAAGTATCCTACAGCATAACTTATATCATCTACCCACTCATTAGTCGAGAATAGAGGAAAGCCAACTATTTCATTAATAGCGTGGTCTGGGTCATAAGTTTCATCAAGCGTATAGTCTGTTAAATGCGGCTTGTAAACGTGCAATTGACCGTTTTTGATAAATGGCACTACTGCACCAAATCTTTTTTCTTTGTCAGCCTGAGCTTTTCCACCCCAAACACTAGGGCGGAAAGGTACGATATTAGGAAACTCACTAGCAAGTAAGCGCATCACTGCTTCTCCATTAGCTTTTGCTTCTACGCCAATTTCGGCTTGAGGATATTTCTTGGCTAGTTTTTTGATGGCTGCCATTTGTCCCACAATATCTAACTTTGCTCGAATACCATCAATTACATAATAGTTATTTTCTTTTCTGCCTACTACTGCGCCAAGGTTCCATGATGTAGAGGCTTGAGATGCTGCAAAGGTCAAATCCCACATAATAATCATAGAATCTAGCTTAGTCGGCTTTTGAGACACAATCCTGATATCTGTTTCACTGATGGTTATGCCTTTGCCACCACCACTGGGGTCTTGTTGGAATAATGTCTTTCGTCTGACTGGATTAATTGTGTTAAGGTAGCTGAGAGGTAAACGAATCTTGTCCATAAGCTCTCCTTCGGTTTTGCGTGGGTCATTCCACTTGGCTCCCAGAGGTGAGAAGTATGTCTTACGAGCCGCAAACTCAGCAGGTATGCAAAGCTCGAAGAAACCGTCTTCGCCTTTATATTTTTCAAATAGGTGGGCAATTAAGTCATCATCACCAAGACGTTGACAAATTGCCATCTTAATGTCAGTATTAACATCATTAGTACGTCCGAATAACTGGTCAGTTACCCATAAGTTTCTTTCTCGTCTAATAGTCTCATTTTTATACATTGTTTCATCGATAATGTCGTCGATGAGAAACACCGTTGCCCCATTACCGATAATCCCAGTTTCAGGAGAGGATATATTGATAGCTCCATAAGATGTATTTGTTACTTCTTTTTTAGTAGATTGGTCATCTGATAATCTAAAAGAATAATTCGGGCTATCAATATTACAGTATCTATTTTTATAACTGGGATGGTTAATAATATTTCTAGTACCAAGTAAGTTTTTGGTACATAAATCTAACTTGTGAGATGATAAAAAGAATCGCTCTTCTGGATGAGTAATCCAACGGTATGCAGGAGCTGAAACGGAAGCTAGAGTTGACTTTGAACTTCTGGGGCTAACAGTAATTGCAAGTTTTCTTATTTCCCTATTAAGAGCTGCTTCGATATGTTCAGCTATACAATCAATGTGCCAGTTAGGTGTTAAGTTTGTACCTTGGTGAAATCCCCACGACCAAGGAAAGAAGTATCTAAGTTTTTTGCTTGCTTTTTCTGCCAACACATCATCGAGCGCATCTGTCATTTGCCGAAGCTCGGCATCACTCATATCATTAGAATTTTTCTGTCTGATTGCCATGCTTATGTATGTTATCTTATACTAAGCAATCATATCACTTTCCTTGTGGCTCGATTCAAAGTTCAGATTAAAGATAGCATCCTTAAGCAGCCTGTCAAGCGCTACATACCAACTGACATAATTGGAGTACAGTTCTTGATTGACTTTGCTAAATGTGATGCCAAAAATCCACGCACTATCGAGTATTTAAAAGTTATCATGCCGTCAGAAAAAAATATTGTGGCAGCTAATGCAGTGATGGTGTGGATAGTAACGCATAAAGAACTAGACTTGAAATTATATAGCCCATTAAAGAACGTGGTAGAGTACATAGACAACAATCAAGCGCCTTACGGCGTGCAGAAAAAAGAAATAAGGTCGGGAACTAAAAGATGTACAGAGTAGTTAAACTTGATAACGAACTGTGGGGTGTACAGCAAAAGGTGTTGTTGTGGTGGTTGAACTATAGCGTCGTACAATGGGTGTCTGAGAATAATTTTCATAGTGTGCCTGAAAAAATACCTGTGGCATTCTTTTCGCAAGAAGGAGCTGAAGATTTTGTTGAATTACTTAATAATGGAGAATTAAAAGATGGCAAATAGTCCAATCGAGCAAAAGTTGCAATCATTACGCAGTCTAAACAGTAATCAACCTGAATTACAGAAAATAACAATACACAAGGCTAATAAGACAAGCTGGATTAACTGGAATCATATTCGCAACGCCTATGTTCTAGGTAAACGTATTGAAGAGTTCGACGAGGAGACTGGGCATACGCGAATCTGGTCTGAGAGCTACAATTTGCAAGAGCTTGCTGAGGAGTTTGGTGTTGGGGTTAGCCAGTTAACTAAGAAATCAGCTATCGAAGGTTGGGGTGGATTGCGTGATAGTTACTTGGCGAGGGTACAGGAAGAGGCACTTGGCACTGAACTTGGCTATTTTACTAACGAAGAAAGCGAGACTGAAGCGAACTCGCTAGCTATTATTCGTAAAGGTATGAAGCTGATTAACTTGGGGCTTGAGCAAGAATACGGGGATTTACTTGAAGCTATGGACGCTGATGGAGATGTGGACTTGCGCGAATACAGCAAGGTCAACTTGAAAGCCTTGACTGAAGGAATCAAAGGGCTGAAGATGTTACATGAGATGCACGGCAAAGTGATGGAGCAAGCACCTAAAACTAATCAGGAGCTACTGGAAACGCTGAATCGTAGTAAGACGGTTGAGAAACTGAAAAACCCTAAAGAGCGCGAGAAATTGCAAAAGGAGCTACAGAAAAAACTGCAACTCCTTAGTCAGATTGAAGAAGATGATGAAGACTAAACGCGACTTGCCCAATCGTTAGGAAGATTAACTTCGGGCAAAAAATTTGGCTGATTTTGCTTAGCAACTTTACCGCGAAGATATTTGGAGCCAGCGCTAATACCTGCACCCAATGCGCCTCCAGCTAAACTACCACCAACATAACCACCAAGAACTTTACCTACACGACCTAGACCTGTAGTATTAGCTTTCTCTTCTTCTGTTTCACCTATTCCCGCCCCTTTAGCTAAGCCAGCAGCAGCACCTAAGTAACTACCTACACTACCACCTGCGACTGCTGCACCAGCCGTACTATTTTTGTATAAGTCTTTTATAGCTCCGCCGTATGCTTTAGGATTTTTAAAAGGGTTATTGTTTTGTGCTGATTTGGCTAGGGTATCTGTAAATCCCGTAGGAAGGGCGAAGTTAGCAAAATGTTTCATGATGGTGTAGTTAAAATACTTTATACAGTATATCAGGGTTAGCTTGAATGACGCGACGGGCTTCTGGACTCAAAGGAGATTTGTCTGAGGTGCAGAAAAAAAGTTTGGTACGTCCTTCATTGTAGTACTTAGCGTATGCGCGAAGCTGGGACACTGCATATTTTAAGCTATGTGAATCATTGTGGCGTTTGACTTCGATTATGTTATAGCAAACCTCTCCAGATGGTAGGTATTCGCGCACCAGTACGTCAATTCTACCTAAAGGTGTGACTACCTCCCTTTGCACTACATAGCCACTAGAGCGAAAAAAACTGGCAATACGGTCACGAGTAACCTTCTCCAATGGTAACGATGTTTTTTTCTTACCAGCCATAAGCTCCTTCTAAATTCCAATTAGGTGCGGTTCCCCCTTTATAAGAAGTTATACTGTAGGTTTGGTCTTTACTTGGTGAATATTCTAGTCCGTTGAATATTAAACTTTCGTATTTACCTTTATTTTTGTTTCTATACTTTTCATCAGCTTGTAAATCTACTTTACTAGGTTTATTAGAAGAATCTTGGTGGCTGTGCATTGTAAAGATATTACTACCTTGTCTTTGAGGTATTTTTACGCTATTTTCAGTCCCTTCAATAATAGAAGTTAATTCTAAACCTTTATTATTTCTAGTTCTATATCCTTGAACTCCGTATTCATTAGATTTTCTTGTGGCTAAAGTTTGAAATTTTTTTTGCACCGCAGACAATTTAGTATTATCTTGTGGGTGTGTCATCACTTCGTTGCGGCTGATGTAGTAAGGGCTGTTGATATCTGATGTTGCACCTCGACGGGCAGTTTGGATACGGTCAACGTAGGAAGTACTTGGTGCGGCTTGACCTAAAAGTGAGGCTTGCTTTTGTCGTGTGAATGACTTACGAGCGCTATTGCTAAAATTAGTGAAGTGTTTCATCGTGGCATTATTCCTTTGGCTCTGTAGGCATCAAGCAACTTGTTACGGTCAATATATTGCTCTACATCAGTATACCTCGATGTATCAAATGCATCTGAGTAATTTTGGCGGTCTTTCATCTTGGCGCGTAATTTGCTTCCTGCGGTCGCTTGATTTTTTTTCTTTTCTGACTCCAACTTAATGTTCATCGGTTTACGCAGGGGCGCATCTTCTTGCATCTCTTGAATATACTTTTGACGAAAGCTTTGGTTATCTATGGTCGGGTTCTGTTTAAATATTTTGTTGGATACCTGAGTTCCCGCTAATCGGTCGCCATCTGAGAATTTCTTGCGAAGGTATGGCATTAGTGGTCGAGTATCTGTCGGCAACACTTGGTCAGGTTCGTAGTTTTGCTTCATGTAAGAGTAAGGCATCGAGGCTGTGTCTACGAGCTTCTCTACTGTTTCGTTAACCAACTCGCGTTTGTCGCGAGATATGTTTTTCCCCTGAGCCAGTGGCATCATCTTCGTCTTCTGCTGCAATGAGCCTTGGCGAAAGTATTGGTTAGGGTCTTGACCTGTAGATGCTTTGTAAATTGTTTTGTCTATCAGCCTGTGTTGAAGGTTGTCGTGGACTGCTGCGGGATTGTTGGGATTGAAACCGCTTAGCCCTGCCCAACCTGTATTAAGAGCGCCAGACTTAACATCTTGAGTCAGTTGACGAGCTTTGTTGATGGCAGAATCGGTGAGGCGTACAAAGTTGGCTAAAGGCGACTGAAAGGAGACGAAGTGTTGCATAGTACTATTTTACCTCATCTAATTGTGCTTGTAGAGCTTCTTTGTAGGTATCAAATGTCCCTAAAGTTTTCATCTTTTTATTTTGGTATGCACAAGCTTTATATCTTCCATTCTTTTGAGGATAAATATAAGACCCTTCACCTTTCCTGACTAGCAGCTTCTTTAGACTAACTTCTTTTTCTGCATCTTCAACAAAGTCTTCTGCCCAATAGTATTTTTCAGCTTTTAATCTTGCGTCTACAGCCTCTTTTTCGGTATTGAAGCTGCCTAAATGCTTAGCTTTGCCATTCACACTTATAGTTGCAACGTATTTATTATCTTTTTGTATAAGCCGAACCCCACTCCCACTCACTCTACAAACTGAAGGAGGCTTCTTTTCAGGGGCTATATACTTACCCCCGTTTTCCCAATAGTACTTCTCCGCTTTTAATCTAGCGGTTAATGCTTCTTCTTTAGTTTCGTAAGTTCCTAGATGCAGATTCTTACCATCATGTTTTATTTTGGCTTCGTATTTATTATTTTTTGTTTTATATATTCCTGCCCCAGTCTTCCTAAATTTCTTTACAAGTTTATCTTTGTACTCAGGATTTGACCATCTCTCGACTATACCCGCTTTAGTTTCGTCAGATGTAACTGTCATATCAACTGTAACTGCTATGTTAAACAATTTACTCCAGTCTTCAGCTAAATAAGAGTCCAACATTTTTTGTTCTAGGTTTCTTACTATTTCAACACTGTTTTCTTGTATTACTTCCAATATTTCAAAAGTGAAACTTGATTCCCCATACTTATTCCAAGCAGACTGAAGATGCCTATTAACATGGCAATTCTTTTCTAATTTAGATTTATGTTGTTTAAATCTTGTTTTAATATTTATACTAGAGCCAATGTAAAACTTGGAATTAGCAGAGCAACTTATTTTATAGATTCCAGCAATTTTCATGTCAGTTTTTTATTCTGTCCAAAAGTTCTTTTGACTGATTCTGCTTGGCTAAAGCCTTGGGCATAAGAGGTGGCTTGGCTACATTCTTGAGCATCTTTTTGTCAGCACGTTTGCCCGTTAGCCCCTTGAGGTCGGTCAGTGCAGGTGGAAAGATGTCAGGCAGCTTGGTGGCAGGTTTTTGGGTTGCTGTGGTTTCGTCAGTATTCATCGTGTAAGGGGTTGTCCGACTTTGTTTCTATTGTACTGTATTTCGCTGACTTGGCGAATTTCGCCGTCGGAGAGGTGCAGAAAGAAGCGGTCGGGTTTGCAGTAGCGTCGCTCAGTAAAATCTCGCTCAATGTAGATGTAGCAGTTATTGGGGATTTTGATGCGTACTTTTTGTACTACGGTGGGAGGTTGGTAGGGGCGAATTTCTTCGTGGGGGAAATACGAAGCTAGTACGGGTGCTGCGGGGCAGAAAAAGAGGGTTAGGGTGAGGGGGAGAAGTTTGTGTGTCATGCTTAGTTATCTTGATAAATGATTGTGAAGAAAGATGTTTTGCAAGTGCCTGATTTTACTATAGTCCAACCAGCATCAAGCAGAGTTTCTTTAATGTAGGAGGTAGATTCTTGGAGTGGTAGCAAATATGTCTTTAGTTCTGGTATAGTGATTTTTCTTGCTTTTTTACGAAGTAGTAGGCATTCCGCTTTAGTTAGTATTAGGGTTTTTTTGTCAATTTCGTTTAATTGTTCAAGCTGCACATTTCTCCAGTTGTGGGATTTTATAATAGCCTGAGCCATTGTGGAGTGGTGAATTTCTTTGTAGCCAAAGTGTTGTGCGAGGTAAAGGTGAAGTCGGTCATAACCTTCTGCAACTTGTCTTTTACCTGTTTGCCCTTTGTAAGATATCTTTAAGTTGTCATCTTCTGAGTCTATGAATACTTCA